CAATAGGATTTACTACAGTTTCTAAATTTTTTTATGATAAATTTAAAGATTTAGATTTAACTAAAGAAAATATTAAACAACAAGTTACTTCTTATTTAAAAAATTTTTTATCTGATACTGCAATAGAAACTTTAGAAGGTTTTTTTACCGGGGGATTTTCTACATTAAAACAATGGTTAGAAAAAATAGGAATAGGAGCTGCTACAATATATAATACGCTAAAAGGTACTATAGAAAAATATAAAGACGCTTTTATGAAACAAGATGCAGGACAAAAAATGGCAGCAAAATTAGTTAGAGAGGAATCTAAAATTGATAAAGATAAACTTTCTCAAATAAAGAAAGGTATTGAAGTTGAGATGGAACATACTAATGATCCTAAAGTAGCTTTGAAAATAGCTTTAGACCATATTAAAGAAGATCCTAAATACTACGATAAACTAACTAAAGCAGGACTTGAAGAACTTAATGAAGGGGAATTCTGCCCTCAATGTTTAGCTCAATATATAAAAGACCATATTAATGTACTTCATGAAGCAGAGTATAAAGGTAGAAAAGTACAACTAGGAAAACCAATGGCTGGTGATGTTAAAAAGTTTAAGGTGTATGTTAAGAATGGTAAAGGAAATGTTGTTAAAGTAAATTTCGGCCAAAAAGGAGTAAAAATAAAAAAAGGAAATCCTAAAAGGAGAAAGAGTTTTAGAGCAAGACATCATTGTGACACTAATCCAGGACCAAGATGGAAGGCTAGATATTGGTCATGTAGAAAATGGTAATTAATGTTAGAGTTTAGAAATCCAATACCAGTTATAGTAGAAAATGAAAAAGAGGGTTATGCCATATATGTAAGAGATGGTGGTACTTTAGAGAACGATATTTGGTGCGTAGTTTTATGTGACGGTGGATATGTAAGACATTATAGAAGTGATCAAATATCTATACATAATAATGCTACCTTTGATATTAAAAAAAAACATGATAAAAGTAGTCAATCATAAAGGGGTCGAACTACAAGTAGGAGATAGAATAAAAATAATATCAGATCATTTAGGAAAAAAAGCATTAGCTAACGTAGAACTTGGAGAAGAATTAATCATAACTGGAATTTCTGAGGACGGAAAAATTATATACCACCATAATACATTGGCTCTGCCAACCAACTCAGATGTATATATTAAATTACTTTAATTGTTAAACAGATATTTATTTTAAGATGATAAAGCTTAAAGACATATTGAATGAAGTTATCTCAGAAATGGGAATGATGACAATTCAACCCATTTTAGATTTGTACGATAAAAATCCTGAATTAGTATCTAAAGTAGTATTTCCTCACCACAAACTAAGATCTAAAGAAGATGTACAAGAAGAACTTTTAGGAATGGAATATGAAGAGTTTGATTCAATAAGAAGAGAGTTGGATTTAAATCCTTTAGAAGAGGCTTGTTGGAAAGGATATAGGCAAAAAGGATTAAAAAAGAAAGGGAACAAAATGGTTCCTAATTGTGTTAGAGTAAGTGAAGCAGAAAAGAAAAGTAAAATAAATCCTGCATACTTAACCAAAGATGCAGGAGCAATGAAAAAAGAAATTGATAGGGTAAAGAAGTTAAAGTCTGATGATCCTTCTGCCTATGGTAAGTGGGATGCAGATTATTCAGACAAGGCTAAGACTAAGAAGTATAAGACTAAGAAAAGTGCGGCAACTTCTGCTTATGAAAAAAGATTTGGTAAAAAAGAAAAATAATGAAGCTACAAGAACTATTACAACAATTAGTTGAAGAGAGACTTAAGTTTCACCATTCTAATGCACCAGATGCAAAAGGTAAATTTAAAGAGTTACCAGCAGAAAAGTTAGCTAATTGGTTGATTAGAACAAGAAAAGGTAATATGAGTAAAATAACGGGCTCATTAAACCAACAAGCTAATTTTAACCGTAAAGACGATCCTGCTTATGCAAGGAAGATGGATAGAACTAGAGAGATAGTTAAAAATAAATTAGATAAAAAGAAAAAAAATGATAAATAAATTAGATATATTAAAGCAATTACTCATTCTTGAGTATGATGCAGAAGTAGAAAAAGCATTAGCAAATAAGGCAAAGTCTACTGGTATATCTAAATCGATACTCAAAAGTGTCTATGCTAAAGGTTTAGCCGCTTGGAAAACAGGTCACCGCCCTGGAGTTGGTCAACACCAATGGGCAATGGGCCGAGTAAATTCATTTGTAACAGGTAAAGGTGGAGCAAGAAAGGTAGATAAAAAGTTATGGAAGAAAGCAAGTAAATCTAAAAAGAAAAAATAAAATGAACAGTATTTCATTCTTCAAAGCTCTTTTAATGAAAGAGTTAAACGAAAAAGATCTTCCTGGAAATCAAGAGAAAATAGCAGGAGCTGCTGAACCTAAAGATAAAATTACTGCTGCAGACTTCGCAGCACTTCGTGCTAAAAACGAAGGAGAAGATCATGAAGTATCTATGGCTCAAAATAGTCTTAAGTCTATTATAAGTTCAGCAAGTCAATTGATGAATATGTTAGGCCAAGATGAAAAAGATATACCAGCTTGGATCCAAGACCATATTACTAATGCAGAGAACTATATCAATCAGGCTTCAAAGAATTATCATGAATATCATAATAGTGAGCATGATATGGATGAATTACCGGATGGTACAATTGAAGAGCCTGCAGGCGACGCAGAAGATTTACATATGAAACTTCAATCTATAATGGAAGCTAAATCTATTAGTCTTAAAGATTTTTCTAAAAATTTACAGCTATATAAAAAAGAAGACATAACTAAATCTCAACTTATTACTTCTTATAATAAATTAAGTGCAAAAGATCAAGATAAAGCTAAAGAGCTTGCTAAAGATCTTGATGTATTACCTAGTCCAAAAAAGATTAACGAAACTTCTCTTAAATCTATGATGGAAAATGTTATAAAGCGTAAAAAAGCAAAATAAATAATGCCAGTGAGTAACCAAGATATATTAAAAACAATACTCTTACAAGAATTAGATAGGATGGAACCTGAACAATCAACGTTTGAGGATGATCCTATGCAGTTTATATTAAAAAAATATGTAGGACTTAAGAATACTCTTGAGTATCTTATGACTCCTTCATTTGAAGAGTATATCACAGGCATATATGTAGTTGCTCCTAAACCAACAACATTTAAAATTGTTTTACATAATGGACAATTCTTTTTCTTGCAGTTCATGGGCAAAGCTTATGAAGCAACTGTAGAAGGAAAAAAGTACTATTTAATGTCTATCGGTGAGAAAGAAAGATGTATGGTTGCTATTTCTAGATTATTAAGATTTGGAAATCCGCTAAAAACAAAAGGACCGGATGGGGCAGAACAAGGCACTAGAGATTCAGAAGGACCAGCAGAAGAAGCAGGACCAACACCACCAGCAGAAGGAGGAGGGGAAACAGAAGGAGGCGGAGGAGAAGAATTAACAGAGTCTAGGATATTAGAAACTATCCTTAGAAAAGAAGCTTATACTGATTTTCCAAAATCAGAAAAAGAAATCTCTAATCCTAGTTTAAAAAGTTTATATAAAGCGCTAAGATCAGTGTCTGATATTGAAGATCCTATATCCTTAGATCCTTCAAAACCTAACTTTGTAAATATTACAAGAAAGTTCCAGACAGATAAAAAGGCTTTAGATATTATAAAAAAAGTTACTGGTCAAGATATTAGTAAGACAGGTAAAATAAAATGGAACGGATTAAATATTAAGTTTGGAGAAGGATCTAGAGGTGGAAGAGGAGTTAAATCTAAAGGCCTTGGATTTGAAGGCACTTTAGCTGCAGATCTTGAAACACTATCTAAAGAAGGATTAACAAAACAAAACTTAGAATCATTTAACCATCCAACTCTTATTACTAAAATTGCTAATGAATTAGGACTTAAAAAAGGTAATTTTTCTGTAAGAGTAGATAGCAGCGCAAATAGTCCTAGGCCGCTTGCATTTAGTACTGGAGGTCCTACTGTATCTTTTTCTAAAGAATCTATTGCAGAAACTCTTACTGATATTACTGTAATAAAAGATAAAACTCCTTATTACATATCTGCAAAATTTGGAGGTACGTTAACGTTCTTTAATTCAGGAGTAGCAAAAACACTCCCTGCAGATGAAATCAAAAAAGGAGAGATAAAAAATCCTAATGGAATAGCTTTACTTAAAACATTAGGTATAGATAATAAATCTTTTTGTAATGTATTTAATTATTATGAAAAGGGAAAAGCCGGCGAATTTAAACCAAAACAAATATCAGCAAATACTTCACAACTTCAAAATTTAGTTAGCTCAGGTATAGGTTCTGGATATTACTATGCGCAAGCCGGTAAAGGAGAAGATCAATTCTTTAAAATAGATAATAAATACAATAAAAAAGCATCTACCATAACATCAGAACCTCAAGTATACTATGGAGGAATAGATGGTAAAGGTAAAAGAATTGATGTAGTGTTTGAATCAGATAAGTATTACTTCAAAGTAAATATCAGAAACAAACAAGGTGGTCTTTACCCTACTCATATTATGTGTGACTATAAAGCAAAATAAATTTTTTTATTTCAATTATTTTTTGTATATTAGCCATAAATTAATCACATGGCAAAAAAAGATACAATCTATAGGACAATAAAGACTATAGAAGGGACAACAATCCACATTTACGAAGACGAAAAAGGCGCTATAAAACCTCATTGTGCGACTGGCCCTGCAATACTTTATGGAAAAGGGCAGAATAAACAAGACGAATACTATTTGTTTGGAGTTAAGTATGATTACGATAAGTGGCTAGAATTATCTAGACCTTTAAGGAAAGCTAGAACTCAAGAAGATTTTGTTGATTGATAAATATTTATAAGTAAATGTACGACCATGTCATTTAACTTAGAAAAGTATTTAGTCGAGAATAATCTTACCATAATCTCTAGGATTAGAGAGGAGGAAGATATGGAGGTAGAACCTTCAAAAGATGATCTTAAACAATCTGAAAAAGATTTTAGATCAATAGATAAGAAAAAGAAAGAATTAGCAAGTCTTCAACAACAAGTAAAAACAATCCTTGCAAAATATACAGAGAGAGGACCTGATGGTAATCTCAAACTTAAAGATGTAGCGGGATATAAGAATGCTGTTGGAAATATTCCTGATAGAATTAAGCTTCTCAAAGCTCAGATAGATAAAGTAGAAAACCCTAAATTAGATTCAGATGAAGAAGACAATTAGTATTATAGTAATATGCCTTTTAGCTTTAGTAGCTGTTTGGTATGTATTCATTTATAAAGCACCTAAATTTGATACAAAACCTTTTGAACAAAAGATTGATTCGCTTCAAAATAATATTGATTCTATACAAATAGAAAATACTCATTTAGAAGGAGCTATTAGTGTATTAGAACAAGATAATGGATACTTGGTAGTTAAAGTAGGTGTATTAAATGAAAAAGTCTTAGATTTAAAAGGTGATCTTAAAGATGCAAAAGATGCACTTAAATATACTCCTACTCAAGTAGATAGTTTCTTTATCGCTAAGTATTCTAAAGAATATGTTTTAGTATCTCAAGATACAACTCAACTTCCTTTAGAAGTGAGTAAAGCGGTAGTTGTAGATCTTCAAGAAGGAGAAACAAACGAGAAGTTGGTAGTAGCACAAGACAGTATTATAGTTACTTTAGACCAATCTCTTAAGAACCGTGAAGAAGTTATTGTTAAGTTGAGAGATAAAGAAGCTAACTATATTCAAATAGATAAAGATAAATCAAGCCAAATAGACAATTATAAAATACAAGTTGATGGTTTGAAAACAGAAGTAAAAAAAGCTGATCGCAAACTTAAATTTGGTAGATTCCAAAAAGTAGCATTAGGCGCTGCGATCATAGGTTTATTAATAGTAAAATAATGTCTGATAACCAGATATCGATAAAAGAAAAGATTAAAGAAGAGTTTGTCAAGTGTGCGACAGATCCTGTATACTTCATGAAGAAGTATTATATGATTCAGCACCCACAAAGAGGTAGGCAATTCTTTAATCTATATCCGTTTCAAGAAAAGGTTCTTAAACTGTTTCAGAAACATGATTATTCAATCATAAATAAGTCAAGACAGTTAGGTATATCTACCTTAGTATCTGCTTACTCATTATGGTTAATGCTTTTTAACAAAGATAAAAACGTTCTTGTTATTGCTACTAAGCAAGACACTGCCAAGAACATGGTAACTAAAGTAAGGTTTGCTTATCAAAACTTACCAAGTTGGCTTAAAATAGGAACAGCTGAAGATAATAGACTTAGTCTAAAATTAGTAAATGGTTCTCAAGTAAAAGCAGTATCTGCTGCTGGTGATGCTGGTCGTTCTGAAGCTGTATCTTTACTAGTTATAGATGAGGCTGCGTTCATTGACAATATTGAGACTATCTTTACTGCTGCTCAACAAACATTGGCAACAGGTGGTGGTTGTATAGCTTTATCTACTCCTAATGGTGTAGGTAACTGGTTTCATAAAACCTATACATCTGCACAAGAACAGCAAAATAGATTTCTACCAATATCTCTTCCTTGGACAGTTCACCCTGAACGTAATCAAGATTGGAGAGATGAACAAGATAAAATATTAGGTAAACGTAATGCAGCTCAAGAATGTGATTGCGACTTTGCCACATCAGGTAATACTGTAATAGAACCTGATATATTAAATTGGTATGAGGAAAATATGATTTGTGAGCCAATAGAAAGGCGCGGTTTGGATAAAGCATTATGGTTATGGGAATACCCAGATCCAATGAAATACTATGCCCTAGTTGCAGACGTGGCTCGTGGTGATGGTAATGACTACTCTTCTTTTCATGTTATAGATATAGAATCTGTAACTCAAGTAGCAGAGTATAAGTCACAAATAGATACTAGAGAGTATGCTAATATAATATTGAGTGTTGCAGCTGAATATAATAATGCATTAGTTGTAGTTGAGAATGCTAATATAGGTTGGGATGTAATTCAAACTGTATTAGAAAGAGGATATAACAACGTACATTATAGTTATAAGCAAGATCAAAATATGGACTTTACTAAGTACGTAGATAGATTTAATACTCAGACTGGTTTAGTTCCTGGCTTTAGTACGACAGAAAAAACTAGACCGTTGGTTATAGAGAAGATGAGAGACTTTGTAGAGAATAAAGTAGCAAATGTAAAGTCAATAAGACTTTTAGAAGAGCTGAGAGTTTTTATTTGGAAAAATGGTAAAGCTCAAGCGATGCAAAGTTATAATGATGATTTAGTTATGTCTTTTGCTATTGCTATGTATTTAAGAGAAACGAGTCTTAGATATAGAAAAACAGCAGAAAATTTAACTTATGCAGCACTAAATAGTTTTACTAGAACTCAAGACACCAGTATTGCTTATAACTCAAATAATCAATACAATCAAAACCCTTGGATTATGAATGTTAATACTCCTATGGGTGGAGAAACACAAGATTTAACTTGGTTAATTTAAAAATATGGCAGAACAACAACCGCAAAGACAAAATAACTTATTCTCTACCTTAAGACGCCTGTTCTCTACAGACGTTATCATTCGTAATGAGGGCGGAGATATGCTTAAAGTAATTGACACAGACACTATACAAAGGTCTGGTGTTATTCAAACTAATTCTTTAGTTGATAGATTCAATAAGGTATACACCACATCAACAGCTTATGGTGTAAATCTTAATTTAGCACAAAACTATCAATCAGCAAGGGTTCAAATATATGCAGACTATGATGCTATGGATACAGATGCAATTTGTTGCTCAGCATTAGATATCGTAGCAGACGAATGTACACTTAAAAATGAACAAGGTGAAGTATTACAAATCAGATCTTCTGATGAAAATATTCAGAAACTCCTCTACAACTTATTTTATTCTGTACTTAATATTGAATTTAATCTTTGGTCTTGGGTTCGTAACATGGCTAAATACGGTGACTTCTACCTCAAATTAGAGATAGCAGAAAACTATGGTGTTTATAATGTAATTCCTTTCTCAGCTTATAATATTATTCGTGAAGAAGGATATAATCCAGAAAATCCTAATGAGGTAAGATTTAAGTATGATCCAAATGCAACTTTGGCTTCATCTACAGGATATAGTGCACAAAAGAATAATGATACAGGTATTTGGTTTGATAACTTTGAAATGGCGCACTTCAGGTTAACTGGAGATGTTAACTATCTTCCTTATGGTAGATCTTATCTAGAGCCTGCACGTAAGTTGTTTAAACAGTATACTTTAATTGAAGATGCGATGTTGATTCACCGTATCGTAAGAGCTCCTGAAAGACGTATCTTCTATGTAAACGTAGGAGCAATTCCTCCAGGTGAAGTAGATAATTACATGCAGAAGATGATTCAAAAGATGAAGAAAACACCTTTAATGGATCCAAATACAGGTAATTATAATCTTAAATACAATCAGCAAAACCTACTAGAAGACTTCTTTATTCCTGTAAGAGGTAATGATACTTCTACTAAGATAGATACAGCAAAAGGTCTTGATTATAATGGTATTGAAGACGTGGCTTACTTCCGTGAAAAGTTATTTGCTGCTCTTAAAATACCTAAAGCTTTCATGGGTTATGAAAAAGACTTGACTGGTAAAGCTACACTTGCCGCAGAAGATATTCGTTTTGCTAGAACTGTTGAAAGACTCCAAAGGATTATCATCAGTGAGTTGACTAAGATCGCCTTAGTTCACTTGTACGCTCACGGTTATACTAATGAGTCTGCTGCTAACTTTAGCCTTTCATTGACTAACCCTTCTATAATTTACGATCAAGAAAGAGTGGCATTATTTAAGGAAAAGATTGACTTGGCTAAACAAGCAATGGAAGGATCACTCTTACCTAGAGACTTTATCTATGATAAGATATTCCACTTCTCTGAAGATCAATACGCTGAACTTGAAGATATGATTATTGAAGATAAGAAGAGAGAATTTAGATATGCACAGATTCAAGAAGAGGGCAATGATCCTGCAGAATCAGGCCAGGCATATGGTACACCTCACCAGATTGCTAGTTT